TAGCATTAGCAGATGTACAGCAGTATCAACCTGATATAGCTGAATACGGAATTGCAGACTTTGATACACAATTACAACACGCTGAAAATGATGTAATCAGACAGATTAGAGAAGAATGGTGGGAAAGATACCGCCATACTGTTCGCTATAAAGATATTACTAAGGTCACATCTTTAGAATTAGATAGTGGCAAACTCACCAATTCCCAATGGACTAGAAGTGTCGTTTATAAAGCACTGGCAGATTATATTTTACCTATGCTTACTAAATGGAAAGATCCACAAGGCGGAGATGGTGCAGATACATTTCAAGTCAAAATGGATTATTACAGAAAAAAATATAATGAGGAGTTCCAAGCCGTATTGCGTGATGGGGTAGATTATGATGAGGATGATAGCGGAACTATCTCAGAGAGCGAAAAAGAGCCTATTCACCATTTACGATTAGTTAGATAATGGTCGCTACCATTAAGGTAAAAGATAATTCTATAGAAGTAAGAAAAGAATTACTTAAAGTTTCCCAAAGAGTACCTAAGGCTATTAAAAAAGCACTGGCTAACGCTGCTGCATTTGAGATTGGTGCTATCAAGAAAAGAACACTCCAAAAAGGAATAGATTATAGAGGAAATGCTTTTGCTCCCTATTCACCTAGATACAAAAGAGCCGCAGTTAAACAATCAGGGGTAGTGGATCTTAAAGACACTGGTCAAATGTTCAGTTCTTTGACTAGTAAGATAACACCAAGCAAAGGAGAGTTATTTTTTAGATTAGCAGATGCAAATAAGAAAGCATTTTTCCATGATGAAGCAGGAGCAGGTAGAAAAAAGGTTAAAAGAGAGTTCTTTAGTATTTCTAAAGATGAAGAAGTAAAGATTGAAAAGATATTCTTTTCTGTGCTAGAAAAGGAGTTGAAATTATGAGTTTACGAGAAAATATAGCAGCTAATATTATCAGTACCTTAGATGCGGTCACATCCCCTATTGAATTAAAGAAGATTACAAGAGAGCCAATTAATCCTCAGGAAGATTTAGCTGATCCTCAGTTCCCTGCTATTTATTTAACTACTGGAGATGAAACCAGAGAAGATTTTGCATTAGGAGATTATGCAGCAGGTAAAAGATCAGGAACTATTGATTATGTTCTTGTGGGCTATGTTAAAGGCACAGATACCAACCTAGATACTAAACGCAATCAGCTTATAGAAGTAATTGAGGAAACTCTTGATACTGACAGGACTAGAGGTGGTAATGCCAAAGAAACAAAAATAGTAGAGATTTCATCTGATGAGGGTACATTATATCCTTTGGGCGGAATAAGAATTGTGGTAAGGGTATTCTATGAATTTATTAGAGGTACATCATAATGGTTAAAAGAATTAAAATCTATATGCCAAGTGGAAACGATACTGTGGAAATTTGGGATAATGATATAGACAAGTTTCTGGCTAAAGGATATAAACTTGAGCAAGAACAAAAATCTACTAGATCATCAAAGAAAAAAGATGTAGAAGTAGATGAACAACAACAAACTAACGAAGGAGTAAACGAATGGCAACCCATGTCGGAACAAGCGGAGTAGTCAAAGTAGGAACAGCGCCTAGTGATGTAGTAATTGCTGAGGTGACTGGTTTTACTATTGATGAAACAAACGATACAGTTGAAGATACTTCATTAACTGATACTGCAAAATCCTATAAAGCATTAAGAAAAGATGCAACAGGTACTGTTGAATGTCATTGGGATGAATCAGACACAACAGGACAAGGCGCATTAGCAGTTGGCTCAGAAGTGACTTTAAACTTATACCCAGAAGGCGCAGATAGTGGTGATACATATTACACAGGTACAGCGATTGTGACTGGCGTATCTCAGAGTGTATCTTTAGACGGAGTAATTTCCAGAACAATAAATGTGCAATTCTCAGGCGGCGTAAGCACAACAACTGTATAATTTAGATGCCTAAAAAGGATTTTCTTGAAGGTGCTATAAATCACTTTAAGCATCAAGAGATTAAAATTATAGAAGTTGAGGAGTGGGGTTTAACTGGCGAAGATGCCATTTATGTTAAGCCATTTACGCTGCTTGAAAAATCTGAAATCTTTAAAGGATCAAACGAAAACGATCTCACAGTGCTGATTGATGTCATCATTAAAAAAGCAGAAACTAGAGATGGTGAGAAAATGTTTGATTTAGAGAGTAAGATTAAGATGAAGAAGTTTGTTGATCCTGACATTATAGGAAAAGTTGCAGGTCAAATTCTTGGAACTACTCCATCTCAAACTGATCTAAAAAAAAACTAAATTCTGATCCTGAATACAGGTTTCATTTTTTCTTAGCAGAAAAACTCCACAAAACTATTGGCGAGATTATGCAAATGCCAGTAGAGGAGTATAACGCATGGGCAGGATATTATTCTCTAAAAAATGACGAAGAACAAAAAGCATTGAATAAACAAAAGATGCAAGGTAAAAGAAGATAATGACCAAACAAATGAACATTGACATTATCGCTAATGATAAAACCAAACAGGCGTTAAGTGGTGTTCAAGGAAACCTCCAAAAAACAAGACAATCAGTATTAAATTTAAGAAATGCACTTATTGGAATAGGTGCAGGTGCGGTATTAAAATCATTTGTAAATGTAGGTAAAGAAGTAGAGAGTTTAAGAACTAGGTTTAAATTCCTATTTGGATCGGCAGAAGAAGGCGCTATTGCCTTTGATAATTTAACTAAATTTGCAGCCAAAGTTCCATTTTCATTACAAGAAATATCAAGAGCATCAGGTAATTTGGCGGTTGTTGCTAATGACGCTACTGATCTTAATAGAATATTAGAGATTACAGGTAATGTCGCTGCGGTCACAGGATTAGATTTTGAAACCACATCTAGCCAGATTCAAAGAGCCTTTTCAGGTGGTATTGGTGCTGCTGATCTATTTAGAGAAAGAGGTGTTAGAGCCTTATTAGGTTTCCAAGCAGGTGCTAAAGTCACTGCAGAAGAAACAGTAGCTAAATTTGAAGAATTATTTAGCGGTGATGGTAGGTTTGCAGGAGCAACAGACGCATTAGCGCAAACTCTTGAAGGTACTTTATCAATGATTGGTGATAAATACTTTAAGTTCCAGAAAACAGTTGCAGATAATTTTTTTGACGAATTAAAGAAAGAATTTGGTGATTTAAATAAATTTCTTGAAGATAATGATTTAGAAATCCAAGCGTTTGCTAAAGATTTAGGATCTGTTTTAGCAGATTCAATAATAATATTTAGTGATGCTTTAGTTTTAGCAAAAGAAAATTCAGATTTATTATTCAATATATTAAAAACTTTAATTGGATTAAAGATTGCATCATTTGCATTAACTGCAGCAAAAGGTTTTGGATTTTTAGCCACAAGTATTCTTGCTACTGCAACTTCATCAGAAGTGCTGTTCAATGTTATGACATTTGGACTAAAAGGTGTTGCAGGAAAAGCAATAAAATTTACTACAGACCTTATTGATCAAAATGATGAATTAGCACCATCTCTTTTAGAAACTGCCAAACAAATAAAGAAATTATTTGAAGATTTAGGAGAATTTAGTGAAGGATTAGAAAGACTAGGTAATGATTTTATTTCCGCCGAAGAAAGCGCAGAGAATTTCCAAAAAAGTATGGCAGCAGTCAATAAAGCCATGTTCCCTGATAGAAATGCTTATAAAAATTTAGATGATTTTTTAAATAAGAATAAAACAACCTTTGAAAAAATAGCAGAAGCTACAGAAGATTATTTTAAAACAGAAATACAAAAACTTAATGAACAAAAAGAAAAAGAATTAAAAGTTGTTGAAGATGCACAGAAGCAAATTGTTAAACAATTAAAATTAATTGATGATGATAAGTTAAAAGTCACTGATGCCACTCATCAAAGTTTATTAGAAAGAGAAGAAGAACTAGGGAGATTAATATTTGGAATAAAAGCCAAATATGGAGAAGAAGAACAAAAAATCATTAAAGAACAGAATGAAAAGGCATTAAAAGAACAAAAAGAATATTTAGAAGAATTACAAAATTTAATAGATGAAGCTAACGAAAAAAGAATAGAAAAGATTAGAGAAGAAGGATCGGTCTTAGATAATTTAAAGCAAAACTATACAGAATTTTTTGAAGAATTTAGGGCAAATGTTGAAATAGCAAACTCTTTACAGACTGCTTTTGATGGTGTCACAAGAGGTATTGGTGATGCCGTTGCTCAATCCTTAGTATTTGGAAAATCATTTAAAGAAACATTTGGTAATATAGCCAGACAAGTATTGGCACAACTAATATCTTCATTAGTTCAAATTGGAATTAAAATGGTTTTAAATGCTACAATAGGCAGGACATTACAAGCCACCGCATTAGCACAAGGAGCGGCAACTGCTGCCGCCTTATCAGCAGCATATGCTACACCTGCAGCTTTAGCATCATTGGCATCTTTTGGAACAAATGCTATTCCTGCACAAGCAGGATTATCATCCACTGTAGCTTTGTCACAAATTCTGGCTAGTACAGGTGGTATTCCTAGACAAAATGGAGGTCAGGTTTTTGCAGGGCAAATGTACACAGTTGGAGAAAATGGGCGTGAGGCGTTTATCCCAAGAGAATCAGGAACGATTGTATCTAATGATCAATTAAATAGAGGAACTGTGGTTAATGTAAATATCATGGCTAATGACACAGAGGGATTTGATAATTTATTAATTAAGCGTAGAAGCACTATTGTTAATGTGATAAATGATGCACTCAACAGTCAAGGGAAGGAAGCATTAATCTAATGGCAGGTACATATCCAATAACACCAGAGTTTTCATCAGTAGGTTTTTCATCTGAGCAAAAGACAATCACCACCACTACAGACAGTGGAAAGATGTTTGCAGTTCAGGTAGATGGGCAGAGATTTAAATTTAGCGCAAGTTATCCGCCAATGAATAGATCAGAGTTTGCTCCAGTTTATGCTTTCATTATGAAACAAAGATCACAAAAAGAAACATTCCAGATTGCCTTACCAGACTTAAAGAACGCCAAAGGTGATGTATCAGGAACAGTCCTAGTAAATGGATCACATAGTGCAGGAGATACTACCATTGATGTAGATGGAATGACTGGAACATTGAAAGCAGGGGATTTTGTTAAGTTTGCAGGAGATACAAAGGTCTATATGGTAGTAAGTGATGCAACGGCAGTAGCAGGAGCAGCAACCCTGACGATTGAGCCACCTTTAAGAAGTGCTATAGCTGATGATGCAGCAGTCACTTATGATGGTGTAGAATTTACAGTAAGACTGACAAATGATGTGCAGCAATTCAATACAGGGGATTTAGATTTATATAGATTTGAAGTTGATTTTATAGAGGCTCTCTAATGGCTAGAGGATTATCTACCGCTTTAAAAAATGAACTGGCTACTCAAAGTATTAAGCCAATTATTTTACTAGAAATATTATTCCCTACTCCACAAAGACTAACTAATCATTACAAAGATATTACTCATAATTCCAATACCTATTCAGCGAGTAGTCACTTTTTATCTATTACGAATAAAGCAGAAAATGCAGAACTAGATGTATCTAATTTTACTGTAGAATTATCAGCAGTAGATAGCGCTTTTACTTCTATTGTTTTAAATAACAATGTAGCGAATGACGAAGTAAGCATAGATATTGGATTACTAAATAGCACTGATACGCTTATTGATACCTACAATTATGATAAAGGTTTTATTGAGAGTTTTAGAATAGATACAGATAAAGGAATAATATCCCTGATCTGTACTTCTCACTTTTCCGATTTTAGTAGAATTGCAGGGCGTAAAACTAATGAAGGTAGCCAACAAAGATACTTTCCTACTGATAGAGGGATGGAGTTTGCAGCACTTCAAATTCAAGAATTAACTTGGGGTAGAAAGTGATTGAAGATGTTATTGATTTTTATTTAACATTTGACAGATACAAAGATACTTCAAGACGAGTTTTATATCACCACCTAGAGCCAAGTATTAGCCTTAATCAGTATAAGGTCTTTAAGGACAAAGAGATTATAGGGTTTATGAATTGGGGATTATTAAATGATTTGATGAAGTTTAAATTCTTACATCATGGGATCATTGATTATAGTAATTGGAAATGCGGAGATAATCTTTGTTTTGCTGATTTCCTTTGTAGAAAAAATATTAGAGATATGATTAATTGGGCAAAGAATCATTTTTGGAACGAACTAGGATATGATAAAGAAGTAGTTTGGTTGAGAATGGAAGAAACAATAAATAAAACCATGAGGATTAGTAATAATGTCAAATGTAGTTAAAGCCGTACAAAATATAGTACAAAAGGTAGTTTCATGGTTTATAGACATTCCTGAGATACCAGATATTCCAGAAGTAGAGGAGATTAGAGGTACTCAACTCAATAAACAATCTAATAACGCACAAATACCAGTTATTTATGGTGAGCGTCTAATAGGCGGAACACGAGTATTCTTAGAAACATCAGGAACAGATAATACCTACCTTTATGGCGCTATGGTTTTAGCAGAGGGTGAAATCAATGCTATTACTGAAATTCAGGTCAATGATAGTGTAGTCACTTTTGATGGATCATTCGCAGATGGTACACAGATTACATCTAATGATAGTAAATTTGGATCTACTATAGTTATTCAACCATTTTACGGAACAGACGGACAAGCAGCAGCTTCATTACTGACAACCTTAACAAACTGGACTAGCAACCATAAATTATCAGGATTAGCATATATAGCTTTTAGATTAACTTGGGATGCAGATAAATATTCTGGTATTCCGAATATCAAAGTCAAAGTTCAGGGTAAAAAAGTATCTACTTTTGATAGTGGTGGGAATGAAACAACAGGAGTTTATTCTACTAATCCAGTATGGTGTCTATTAGATTTCCTCAGAAATGAACGATATGGAAAAGGAATATCTGATAGTGATTTAGATATATCTAGTTTTTACACCGCATCTCAAATAGCAGAAACTCAAGTCACTCCTTATAGTGGTGGATCAGATATTAATCTCTTTGATTGTAATGCCGTTTTAAACACGAATAAAAAGATCCTTGATAATGTCAAAGTATTATTGAAAGGCATGAGAGGATTGCTGCCTTATGTTCAAGGTAAATTTAAACTGCTGATAGAAACAACTGGAACTGCTACATTTACTCTTAATGAAGATAATATTATTGGCGGAATAAAGTTAGAGAGTGAAAGAAAGAATGACAAATATAACCGAGTAGTTGTGAATTTTGTCAATCCTGAAAAGTCATTTCAAGCGGATTCTATTGTTTATCCTGAAACAGATGCAGAACACCAAACCTTAAAAACTTCTGATGGTGGTTTCTTACAAGAAGGTAATGTGACTTTAGATACTATTACATCACCTTATCAAGCCTTAGAATTTGGTAAGATCATCCTTAATAGATCCAGAAACAATCTAAAACTAGGATTAACCGCTAATTATGAAGCATTAGACTTAGCTATTGGAGATATTGTAAATGTCACTTCATCTCTATTAGGAATGACAAACAAACCCTTCAGAGTAAGTGGGATGACATTAAATGTAGATTTTACTGCATCCCTATCTTTACAAGAACATCAAGACGCTTGGTACACCTTTGACGAAAAGACAGAAGTAGCCACTATTGGAGATACAAATCTTAGTGATCCATTTACAGTTCAACCACCTTCTTCAATAACCCTTGATGATGAACTTATCCAATACAATGACGGAACAGTTATTGTGGCTATGAATATAACGATTGGTGCATCACCAGACCAATTTGTTAGAGAATATCAAGTAGAATACAAAAGAACTGATGATAGTAATTTTATTGTTCATAGTAGAGGTACAGTAGATTTATTTCATAGAGTCTTGAATGTTATATCTGGTGATAATTATACAGTCAGAGTAAAAGCAATAAATTCACTTGGTGTTGAAAGTACATCAGTCACTGCCACTAGAGATATTGTGGGTGAGATTGAGCCACCTAGTGATGTTCAAGATTTTGCAATTAATATTGTAGGTAGTGATGCACATCTTAGTTGGGAAAGCATCCCAGATGCCGACCTTAATTATTATGTTATCAATTTCACTACTGAAACAGTCAATCCAGAATGGCAGAATAGTTTTACTTTAGTTTCAAGAGTATCAAGACCTGCAACATCAATTACCGTACCTGCTAGAACAGGAAGTTATCTAATAAAAGCAGTAGATAAACTTGGTAATTTTTCATCTAATGAAGCAATCATTACGACTAACATTACATCTATTGGTGATTTTCAAAATGCAGGAATTGCTACAGAACACCCAAATTTTACAGGTGTTAAAAATAACACTGTTGCAGTAGATAATACT